ATCGGAGTCGAGGTCGCTGGTGTTAGTACCCACCATTGTCCTCCCATCGACTCCTCCGCCTAAGAGAAGCCCCTCACACGAGGGGTTTCTCGTTTCTCACAGAACGGCGGCAAAACCGTCGAGATGTAGACAACTACCTAAATGATAGGTTGAGGCCGTCTATGAAGCTTGTAGGGCCGAAAAGGGCGATGTTAGGCGGTGATCGGGGAGGGGCTAATAGTCCCTCTCCAACAAATTCAATCGAGCAAGGATCGCCGACAAAGTATTCGCCGGTCTATCAGGCTGGATTCTGAGGGTGTCACTCACAGCGTCGTAATTTGTTTCCACGATGTGGAACGTCCTTAAATCGTCAAATGCTGTAGTTGCTGCACCCTGGGGTACAAGGTCTTGTATGCGGATCACCTTACCAGCCCGAACTCGCCACTTTGGGATTTCAGCAATCGCACCATCTACAGGCAATCCAGGGGCTGCTTCAGTGGAATACACAGGGCCGTTGATCGTGAAGCTGGTGGACTGTCGGGGCTGCTTCCGTTCTGCTATAGCGGTATCTCTAGCTGCATTCGCAACCGTAGCGGATCCTCCAGTAGGGAGCTTTAGTAGCAATTCTCTTCTTGGGTATAATACTAGAGAATCATCATCATCGTCAGCCGTCCCTTCGGTAGCACCAACCACTGGCTGTACTGCATTGCGGAGGTGCATGGCACTCTGGGTCAACCGTAACTGCGACAGGGATGCTAGGTTTACAATCACATCAACCTGATCTAACGACCTTGGACTCCAATATGCTGTTTGATTTTCCCATACTGCAAAATGCCAGACTTGGTTGCTTGTATCTGACAGAGGGGCAATTTTAGAGGTGATGATGTCTAACGGATACGCTCGATCAGTCAATACTAGTCCACCAATATCATGCGTCGTTGCTGCTATATTGCTCTGGTCGGACGAGATATCTGGGCATTCCTTCGTCAGTAATTCCTTGATGACATCGTCTGCACTATGGGAGCCTGAAGTCCAATCTGTATTACTAGCATCAGCTGCATCATAATACTGATCCCTCAGACTATTGACATAACCAGCTGCCGTCAAATCTAAGAGAAATCTATTCCCACTCATCTGGAACCCTATATCTAGTATTCGACCCTCCCATACAATCGTATGGGCTTCAACTATTTCGATATGAAAGAAATGTCTCCCTGGGAGATGGCGATTGAGATACTCCCAAATGTCACCCAGAGGCATTGGTACTGTCAAGCGCAGGAGCTTGAACCCACCATGCAAACCAGTAGAAAACTGTAACGTACTATACGGCCCAGACAGGTCAATAGGATCAACGGCTTTGGTTGCATTTGGGTATATTAAAACCCTCAGACTCTGCCACGGTGCTGGCATCTAAGCTTCCTGCACGTGGAGAAGCTTGGGCATGACCGTCACTGCAACCTTGAACCCATCAGCAACATCGGCAGCCCCATCGTCACTGCGGAAATATAACCTTGTGCCTTCTGGGTGAGCTTGCGGTGGTGACCCTACCTGAGTGGCTAGGAAACTCTGAACAACATCGCTCGTATTCAGTAGGTAGACCCCCTTGATATCGCTGCGAGAGTCTGCCCACACGACATCAGTGGCAGAGGTCTTAGAACAATAGACTGAACCTTGGTCTATCGGATGTAGTTCGACAGAATCGACTTCAGCTGTAGTGTTGCCAATAGCGTCAGCATATAGTGCCAACCGCAACGTTAGACTACCACCAGTAGTACCTATGGGAATGGCAACTGGTGGCACATTCAGCACTCCCAGGTTGAGCATCACAAAGGTACTACTGGAGGTTGATTGATAATGGGCAGCCACAGAGGGATCGACAGTAACACCTCCGTAAGCATAGCCCATGCCAAAGTTCCAGGCAACGGCACCGACTGCTCTGGCTCTAATTAGTACGTTATATTGTCCAGCTGGTGGCGTAGCTATGGTTTTCGTGTGAATCGCTGGGGCTGCAGCTGTATATTGATGAGGTTTAATAACCAATACTTGAGCTATTGCATCCTGCGATCCGCTCCAAGTAGAGCCGGTAACTGTCGTTGTCGTCGTTGCTGACTGAGCGTTTAGTGTGCTACGAATAGCACCACCAGTATTTATATCAGCCACAATCTCCGTATCCCCAGAGTTAGGGTGCATATTAGTCGACGTGTTGGCCTTGCCAACCATACTAACCTGATAATCAACGGCCACAGTGGTTGCTGAATTAGTCGCACTCGTACCAGTGATGGCAGCGGTGGCACTCGTGCGGATGGAAGAAGTCTGTGCAGCATTGAAGACCGACGCTACCGCCACATTTATATAAGTCATGGTAACATCAAACGTAACAACAACATTGTTGGTTCCAGTCGCTGGAGCGACCATATACCACATCGTACCGTCAATATTATTATTTGCTCCACGGCCAGTTACCTGTTTTGTGAGTGCTGTACCGGCATATGTAACTGCAGTGTGATTGGCATTAGTGCCACCGCCCTGCGTGTTAACAGCGACCAGAAGTAAACGATTCAAGCCAGTGCCACACGTATGAGAGAATGTCGTAGAGCTTACAGCTTGGTCGCTCCTGGCTGTTCCAGCATCCAGAATAAGCCCACCATGCTGACCGACGTTACCACCAGACGCAGCACCATCTGACGGTTCATTTTGCCAATTGGCAAAGTCTTGCGCTTCATGCCATATACCAGCATCCCTCTGTCGTCCAGCGTGTCTGGCACCCATCCAGAAGGCTGTGTGGGCCTCATTCTCTAATGCCCTCACTTGGAGAGGGGATAATACGTCAGCTGCTACGTCCTCAATATCGACGTAGTTGACCTTGGCCTGGGACACCTTGCCCTCGTCTTCATGGAAGTTCGTTATAGACCGACCTGACACCCAATACGTGGGCGCAGTCTGGCCGTCTCCAAGGTAGGCTTTATCCATCAGGATGATATCATCTGTATCTGAAGTGTTCCCTGTCCCTCGCAGTCCAGCGGTGATACTAGTGTTCGAAGCACTATCTCTAGTAACGAATGCGGTTCGTTCAGTATTGTCCTCCGTGAGTGCCGTTACAGTCGTGCCTCCAGAATCCGTGAGAAAGATTTCATAGGCTTGGTTGCCATTGATCTTATACGTCAAACTGAAGACATGATGCCCAGCGGTCATCGTCTTCACCTGTGAAATTTGCAGCCTACTAGATGATGTATTACAGGTGAGCTTGCCCCAGTTCACACCTTCTGGGGGTGATGAAGTCTCAACGGCTCGTGTGGCGTTTGCTACCGTCCAATCGTTGAAAACCGTTCCCGTAGTGAATTCAAACCCAGGGTCATCCAAATGGTTCTCAAGAGTCTCACTATCGCCATCTACTAACGGCTGACATTGCAGTGTGATACGAGCGTTTTGTAACCGTGTGTGAGCCGTGAGCATGATGCTCTGGACTCCATCACCAGGATAAAAGGTTCCCCTCATGAGATTGAAATAAACGTAATTCGTAGCTCCAGTCCAACGGTATTTTAACTGCACCCGACTCCCTAGCCCTTGAGCCTCAAACTCCCTTGCTTTCCGCAGGATGGACTCAATCGACTTCACACGAGTTGCGAGATTGTCGGCAGACGAGCCGATCAGTTGGAAATTGATCGAAACCGTCCGATCCATGAAACTGTGATTAGTCATCATCAGCCCATCGCTGGACAAATTATTACCAGCCATTGAGACGTTCTGAGTAGGTGGTGGAGCAATAAAGCCACCAGGATTCAACTTCGTATTTGTACCGTCATTCAAATCAACGGTCGTCGTCCCATCGGTTAGTTGTAGGATTAACGCCATAATGCTCGCCTCTTATCCTTACCTAACTGCCAATGACAGCTTCTTCCATCATTAGATTATCGCCTTGTACGGATGCCAATTGGTGACCGTCAAGATTGATGTTAATCGTGAAGTTTTTTAACTCTGGGTCTATTCTATTGAGTGCGTCACGTTGTGCGAGTCTATTTTTCCTAAGTGCTAGACCAAGTTCGTCCGCTCTTTCCTCGTCAGGATTCATAGATAGTTGCCATCTCATGCCACGTTCTGCATTGTACAGTTCATTTAATTTATTCATCTGACCTGATGCAGGTATGACATTTGGGTCGGTTATATCAAAAGTGGGTTGCATAGGTGCCATCTTCCCCGTAAGCGTATCTGTGTATTTGGAAAGAGCAACATCCATAATTTGAAAACTCTTTTCAACATCGACCGCTGTCTCCGTCGCAATTTCGCCCAAGCCTCGCAATTGTTCTTTCATCTCATCAAACGTTAATTTCCATTGTGGAGATTCACGGTTAACCTGCTGCATCATACGCAATAAGTCATTACCGCCTTCCCGTGTACTAGCTAAATCATGTAACTCCACAGTTCTCACGTGTTCCAATTGTTTGATGCCAAGACGCTCCATCAAAGAAGTCATCCGTACATCTTCCATTACACCCAAATCCCCAAATCCAAGGCCACCACCGCCAAGGTTTTGGTGCATGGTTC